ATCAGTTACAGATGCAATGGAAACTTACTATAAGATTAAACTTCAACTCATGCTCGTAAATTATGATGAAGACCACTGGTTTACCTGTAAGGGTGCAGACGGAAAGTATATCTTTATCCTACTCAATAGTGATGCAATCGATGCAAACGTTAAGATAGGTGTACAAGCCGAATCTAACTTACCACTCGATAAAGCCCAAATCCGTAATACTTCAATGGACTTATGGAAAGCTGGCAATGCCATTGATTATCGTACATTAATGGAAGACTTAGGCTTACCTGACCCTGAACAACGTGCAGAACGCTACCTCAAAGAAAAGACAGACCCTATCAACTTCTTGCGCTCACTTGAAGTTAGTCAGATTAACTCAGATGCCGAAGCTGATATTCAGTTACTGCTTGCTAAAAAGAAACCAGAGGAAAAAGATGATTACGATGCTGAATACCTAAACTACTACAATAAAGTAGTGGCAAGTAATCGATTCCAAAAGATGAAGCCAGACGCACAACAAAGAGTTATGGCTTACTTGATGATCGTTCAGCACGTTGCCCAACAATCTGCTAACTTACAAGCTTTATCGCTTGATGCTGCTGATTTATTAAGCCCACTACCTCAACCAATGGCACAACCCGGCGCACCTAGTCCAGCACCCAACGAAGCACCAACTCAACCAATGACAGGTCAACAAGCCACAGGTAACTTACCTACGCCACCAGTTCAAGCACAAACACCATCACCCGTGTTATAATGTAAACATAATTAAGGAGAAGTCTATGCCCGATATACAGGATGACAAAACTAATGAACGTGAAGTTAAACTTGACCCAAGCCAACAACTTGATTGGGGCGATGTCGATATTCGTATTGACGGTAAAGAACCAATCGTTGAAGATAAAAAAGAAGATGACAAATCAGCAGATGGGGATGATTCCCAAGATGATGGCGAAGAAATCGAACAGTTTAACGAACCTGATCCTATCGTCCTACCAGCCGACCCAGGAACTTATGCCCCAAGTGATTATTCATTTGAAGTTGAAACACTAGATGGCGTAAAGACTAAGATTAATACACCTGATGAAGCCGAGGCATTTATTAATAAAGAATCTGACAACTTATCCGTTGCCCAACAACTATCTTTGATGCGTAAGACTACAGCAATGGAGTCTAAGTTAGAAAAAGACAAGTCTGATTATGATAAGAAAAAGACTGACTTTGATTCAAAGAAAACCGAATTAGATGGACGCATAGAAACGATTAATAGTATTGCCTCTGAAATAAACTACCTTATATCTAAAGGTAAACTTCCAGCAGTCGATGAAAAGTATATGAATACCGATTGGACCGACCCACTTGTTTCTAAACAAACAGGTGTTAAAGAACAACTAGCTTTACTTACTTATATGCGCGATGAAAATGATGCTAGGGCTAAAGCTGGTATTAAACCATTTAGTTCAGTCATGGATGCCTATAACCAGATGGAACTTGAGAAGCGAGACAATACAGAGGTTGATGTTAAAAAGCAACAGGCCCAAGCTCGTAAAGATGCCAGTGCTAGAGTTGCAGGTAGTTCACCAAACCCAGTAAACATGGCACCAAAAGGTATTGCAGTTGGACGCGCGCTATCACTAGATAGTCTTGAAAGTTTCTAACCTATTGCATAAATAAAACATATATAATATTATGTTAGTAATGGCCTCCCTAGACGGAGGCTTTTTATTTTTATAAGCTACCGAGCAACTAACTAATAATAAAAGGAGTCATTATGACAGCAACAGCCCAAAATGACCGAGTCAATAACATTACCTTAGAGGACATTAACTCTAGTATTGTTGACACGGTAAACAAATCAAGCCAAATTATGAAGAGGATTGTGGCTAATCCTAAACCTTGGAATGGTCGTGTATTCCGAAGTCCTATCTTCACTAACAACTCAAGCCTAGGCAAGAGTTTTAAGGGTGCAGAGACTTTCGATACTACTATCGATTTCAATACACAGCAAATGAGTTGGTATCCAACCGGATATGCACAACCAGTCGGTGTCAGTTTAGTAGAGCAATCTATTAACAAAACTCCAGCCGGTGTTATCAGCCTAACCGATGGTTCATACCAATACTCACAAAACTCGATGATTACAGCCCTTGGCTCAATCTTCTACGGTTTTGGTGTTGGCAATGACTTTGACGGTCTTGGTAACATTGTTGATGATGGTACAAGCACATCAACATACGCAGGTTTAACCCGAGCAAGTTTCCCAACCATCAATGCTTTCTTAGTAAACGCTACTGCCAACACGCTTGACTTAGCTACTATGTACGCAGCTGATGACGGTTCAACAATCTCTGGTGACCAGAGCGAAACGACAAACCTATTACTATCAGACCCTACAGTATGGAGCTACTACTCAAGCCTATTGCAATCTGCACAGTTTGCAACTTACAACGCTATGGGTGGTTCATTCACTACTGCAGATAACGCTGTTAAACAAGCTGGCACTGGTCTTAACCTTGCTGGTGGTTCTACAAGTGTTACATTCCGTGGTAAAGACTTTGTTCGCGACCAAAAAGCTCCATCAGGTACGATCAACTTCATCAACGAGAAATGGTTCCAATTCCGTAGCCTACCTATTAACACGCTTAATATGGTTGCTACAACTGAAACCGTTACAAATGGTGCATACGATAACTACAAAGTTAGTGCCTTCCAATTCCGTAAGTATATCCAACCAGTTGGTCAACTTGCAGAAGTCGGTATCTTCGTTATGTACGGTAACTTAATCTGCTTAAACCCAAATCGTTGCGCTAAAATTAGCGGCATCACTGGCGTTTAATAATAAATAAAGTATAAAGGAGAAAATAATATGTCATTAGCAGCAACAATTCAGATAACAGACCAAGACATCCAAAGTACTTCTGCCTCACAAGGTTGTGAAGCTCTTGGACAAATCGCAGGCACATCAGATGGTCGTACATTCGCTTACGCATTGAACGGTGCAGCTATTCTAGCCGGTGGTAAGATTACTCAAGCCCCAGCAGTTGTAGCAAATAGCGTTTCACAGACAATCGGCACAGCACAGACAATCGGTTCAACAACCATTAGTTACACAATCGGTGCAACTGCAATCGCTCAAGATCAATACAAAGGTGGCTACTTCGTAGTTGTCTCTGGCACTGGTCTTGGTCAAATGATGAGAGTTACTGGTAACACAGCAGCAACAGCAGCTGGTAGTTATGCAATCATTGTTAAATTAGACCGCCCACTAGCAGTCGGTTTGGCAACGACAAGTGTTGTTTCCCTAGTTCCTAACCAGTTCGCTGGCTCAGTAATTATGGCTAGCAACGCCGCTCCAGCAATGCCCGTAACAGGCGCTCCAGTTGCAGCAATCCCAGCAAATGCTTACTACTGGTCACAAATCGGTGGTATGGCATCTATCTTAAGTGATGGTGCTATTACAAAGAATGCAGGTGCTATTCCTTCAAACGGTGTAGACGGTGCAGTCGAAATACTAGTAGATGCAACTGTTACTAAAATCATTGGATATGCTCCAGAACTAACAGTTACTGCAACTTACAGTCCATTAATACTAACTATCTAAGGAGAATTATATGACACAATATATTGAAGACTCCGTAGTTGGACAGTTTGTAAAGCAGAATGGTTTGAACACAAAAGAACCAGTTAAGTTTACAAGCACACTAGCAGTTACAGGAGCATCTACCCTCACAGGTGTTGCTACTTTTACGGCTGCCCCAGTATTTACAGCAGGAGTTCCATCAGGATCTGTTCTTAGAACTATTACCGATAGTGCTGCAGCAGGAGCAACAGTTGTTCTAACCGCAGCAAAATCAGGTCAGACGTTTAATAACGCTTCAACGAGTGGTAGCCCATCATGGACATTACCAACAGCAGCAAATGGTTTGTGGTACACTTTCACAACATCAAATGTTACTGCAGGGTTTACGGTTACAGGCGGAACAATGAAAGTTAAGACCAGTGCGACTGGTACAACTCTATCTGGTACGACTTTGACGAATACTCAAGGTACAGCCGTAGTCAATGACACTATCACATTAGTTTGTGATGGAACTGTCTGGCGCATGGTTGCTCAATCAGGTATCTTTGCCTGCGCTTAATAAAACCAAAACTATAACTCAGACCCTTGAAACTCAGGGGTCTGTTTTGTTTTTACAATGTTTATGCTATATTTAATTCATGAATATGCAATCCCTATCAGAAAGGCGCACAGCAGTCGAAACCAAGTTTTCAGAACTGCAAAAACAGCAACAACAAACTAGTGAAGAGATGCTACGGTTACAAGGAGAATACCGTACTATTTTAGACCTTATTAAATTAGAAGATGCCCCAATGGAGGCAAACGAAATTAAAACGCAGGATACAAAGGAGAAAAAATAATGTCGATTAATCCAAAGTACGCAGGCGTAACGTCAGTCGGTGTTGGTACAATTAGCGAAGACCAGACTAACCCAGAAGCTACCCTTAATGGAGCTAGTGAGTACGAATATATAACTCTAGTAAATCCTTTACCTTTTGACTTTAAGGGTAAAGTAGCCCAGAGTCGACCAGTTAGCGCACCTATTAGAATTGTAAATGGCAGAGAGAAGGGCGTTGATGAGGCTTCGCTTCGCGCGGCTGGACTAGATTTACGAAACGCCGATCACCCAAGCAATGCCCATGTTACTAATATTATAGTGATTAAATCGGGTCAAACGATTAATCTAAGAGGTGATGAAGCCCAAGTTATCGTTCGACAGTTAGTCAATGAAATTATGGGTTATGAGAATAAGACCCTGCAAATCGGCGCACCTACCTATCGTAAAGAAGTTGAGGATAGGGTCATTGTGGGACGTAAAAGCATTGATGACTTATTAGGTGGTTATAAGACACAAACCGAGTTAGTCGATGAAGCTTTAGCACATAAAAATGAAGAAGTAGCGTTTCCTGATGCCCAACCTGAAGTTAAACCAGTAAAGAAATAATATGGTCGATAAATATAGGTCGATAATTGAAGATTTAGACAATATAATCGACGGCAAAAACTCCGAGATTGATACACTAACTCGTTCGATTAATGCCCTATCACAACAACACAAGTCGATGAAACTTGACTTTGACAAAGAATTAGTCACCAAATCAGCCAAGACTGAGGCAGAATTAGACGACAGACTTAAAAATAGGCGTAAAGACTTGTCTGATATAGAGAATGATATTTTACGACATAAGGAAATAATCGCTAACCTGACCAAACAATCAATTAGTGAACAGAATAATCTAAAACTAGCCCAAGAGTGTGGTAAAACGCAGAAAAATGCTATCGATAAAGAGATTACTGGGCTATCAACCACTAAGGATTCCCTAAACTTACAAATATCATCTGCGAAATCAGAAGTCATAGCTCTGCAAACCGAAAAGACCACAATACAGACTGAAATAGCTAATCTAAACAATAGTATTAATGTAGTAAGCGAGAAATTAGCGTTTGAAACTGAGGAAATCAACCAGGTAGACTTCAAACTAGAAGAGTTAAAGCGAACGTACGACTTTGAGAGTGCCAACAACGAAAATAACGAAAAACTAGCGCAGTCTAGGTTAAATGATATAAATAGACAACTGCAGAACGCTACTCAATCATTGCAGGTATTAAAGTCAGAAGAAGATACGTTAAGGCAAGACTTCGCCGATTGGTCAATGAAACTGACCGAGAAGGAATCACAACTACGTATGCGCGAGGAAAGAGTCAATGCGCAAGAAAAGCGCGTATTCAACTATGCTAAGTTTACTGGTTTGTGATATGATTTAAATAAAGGATTGCCCTACGGGGCTTTTATTTATAAGGAGAATTATGGTAGACCCAATTAGTCCAAACAGTCGTGAGTCAATCGGAGCGATAGATTCCATATCTAGGGACTTCTTTTATTTAGAAGGCACATCACCAACTGGCGCATTAAATGTTAATGCTAGTGTACAATTCCCTGGTCTTATAGAGGAACAGTATGATTATGTCTCTGTTGCTTACCCTATTGATACGACTGAGGTCTATACATTTAAGTCAGGTGGCGCAGGTGGTACAACAGTAGCTACTATCACCATAGTTTACTTGGATAATACGAAAGCCAACTTAAGCACAGTAACGAGGTCTTAAATGCCGTATAAATACAACGTCTTCAGCAATAATCTAGATCTTGTCAATTCATCATCGGCTGGTAGTGGAAATGTAGTCGGACCCGCAACCAATACAGATAACTATATCCCCCAATGGAACGGTGCAGATAGTAAAACCCTAAAAAATGGCCTAGCTGTACCTGCTGGTGGGTTAGCTGGATTAACGGCACTAGGGTTAAAAGCTGATTTAATCTCCCCAACCTTTACTACCCCGAATATCGGTACAGCCACAGGGTCAGCCTCGCTGAATGTTCTCAAGACTGGGGATACGATGAGCGGAACGCTGAATACCTTTACCCTCACGCCTGTTACCAACGCTACCTACACGCTAGGCGATTCAACCCACTATAATCTAAACACCTTCACCGACACCCTGACCCTAAACGCCACGGCTTCTTTGAGTGGTGCTAGTGCAGGGGCAGCGAGTTTAACTGGTAAATTAAATGTTACTGGTGTACAAACTATTTATGTACCGAACCAGACGAATTTCGATGGCAGTATGTTCTTAGGTGATGGTGGGGCAAACCTATCTCATTCTGCTGGTAATGACGGTCAATTTAACCTAGGGTTTGGTATAGGAACATTGAATGCACTTACAACTGGGCAAAACAACGTGGCGGTTGGTTCAAGGGCTTTGACTCGTGTAACCACTGGTGTTGAGAATACAGCCATAGGTGGTGGTGCACTATTCCAGATTACTACTGGTAATAGCAAGCGTAGTAGTAGAGGCAGACTTATAATGCAAATTGAAGGTATTAAAAGGGGGTAATATGGTAACATTTTTATTCTGTTTATTATGCCTAGCTGTAGTAGCTATGTTTGCATTGATTATATGGTGGATAATAATGGTTTTTAATATTTATAAGAGGAGATACAGTATATGGAATTAAGCGATATTAAAACAGTAGAACAAGCTAAAGACCAAGCCAAAGAATTAAAATCAAAAGAATAATACTATTTATTGAAACGTGTTATAATTTAATTAAAGGTAGCCCTAGCAATAGGGCTTTTAATTTTTATAAGGAGAATGTACATGGCGTCAAATGCATATATTTCAACTGGTGCAACTACACAAGTTTATACAGGTAGAGTATATTCTTGTTTTATCCAAGTTAATGCCGTTTTAACAGGAACTATAACGATTATAGATGGTATTGCAGGTACGACAGGAAATGTAGCAGTTATAACAAACCCAACAGTTGGTTCTTCTTTCCGTTACTGGGGTCTACAAAATGGTCTTAGAATAGTAACATCTACGACTTGCGACATTACTGTAAGTTTTCAATCTAATCAACAACCGAGGTAGTCATGATAAAATTAGCCTCTACTATTTGGTCAGAGACTAACGCTGACGAAACAATCGTCAAGCCTATTTGGAGTGAAACAAATCCAGATGAAACTATTGTCAACCCGATATATAGACCTACAAGTGGTAATGGCGAGGCTACGCAATCTACGTTAGCCTTAATTACTACACAGAGTGGTTCAATATTGACGACACAATCTGGTATATCGTTGATGATTCAAAGTGGTTCATACAATAGATTAGCGTCTACATTATGGTCAGAAAGTGAGGGAGAATAATATGACACCTACTGAAATGATTACGGATTTACCTACAGCTACTACTATAGATGGTACGACTGATACATTCCCTATCGTTAATAGTGCGCTGGATGAAACTCAACAAATTAGTCGTAATGTATTTTTAGGGATTACAGGTAGCCCAGTTGGCACGACAGATCCACAGACAATCACTACTAAAACATTAGATAATACCAATACCATAACTATTAAAGATAATCTATTTACCCTACAAGACGGTGGTGGAGTTACTCGTCAGGCTCAATTCCAATTATCTGGTATAACAGCAGGACAAACTAGAACTTATACTTTACCAGATGCTTCAAGTACATTGATGGATATAGCGACTGCACAATCTGCATCCAATAAGACTTTTATTACGCCAACAATAACTAGTGGCATGAACATTACAAGTGGCACTCTAGCAGTTACAGGCAACGAAACAGTTGGTGGCACTCTAGCAGTTACAGGCGTTACTACGTTTACTGCGAACCCAGTCTTACCAGTTGGCTCAACTTCATCTGCCATTTCTAATGCTAATCTTAATACTACATCTGGAAACATAGGTGGAGCAAGATTAGCGTGGACACCTACAGTTACATCTGAGACTGGTACATTTACAGCGGCGTCTGGTTCGGGTCATTACACCATTATTGGTAAAAACTTTATATATGATGCCTCCATTGTTATAACAACTGTTGGTTCTGGTGGTGGGGGAATCAAGTTTACATTTCCTTTTACAACAACAGCTAAAGGGTTAGCTGGAGTTGGGAGCGAAGACCAGGCAACGGCATATATGGTTAAAGCAGCATTTCTTTCAACTATAGTCGGTATTATATTCAAATATGATGGTACTTCTATGGCTGCTTCTGGACGTACATTTAATATTAGTGGGTGTATTGAACTGGCATAAGAGATTAACTAATTATGACTAAAGGAGAATAAAATGGCAACCACATGGACAGATGCAAAACTATCAACACAAAGAATAGCTGGAGATAATGACACTGGCACTATTGGATTGCTCAATCAAGGTTATAATACTGGTTATCACTTATTTAACGCTAAATTAGCTCGTTATTATACTCGTAAACAACAATTTACGGACATTATCACTCAAGAGTCTATTTATCAGACACCAGTTGACTGTATACGTATTACAGGAATTACCTCACTAGTCGGTGGTAGTAGTACGACATCATATTCATGGCCATTAAAACCTATCCATAGCGAGACAGAATGGCGTCAGATTACATCATATAAAGTTGCTAATAACTGGCCAACATGGTTTATGCCGCTAGGAAACGATAAGTTCCAAGTCTGGCCTATTCCATCACAGACAGTTACTAACGGTTTTAGGCTTTATTACCAACCTAGAGACCACGATTTAACCATAGACGACATCACAAGTACGTCTACAGTTGCAACAGTTACCGTAACTAACGGTTCAACTCTAGTAACTGCTACCAGTGGCGTATTTACACCAGATATGCGCGGATTATCGTTTCAGCTTACTGGTGTGTCAGACGATACCTTTTACACAATTACAGATGTACCAACTAACGCAACCTTAACCCTAAAATCGGCTTTTGTTGGTTATAGTGGTAATTTACAGGCATGGAGAATTGGTCAACTTTCGATTATTCCACCTGAATATGTTGATGCGCCTATGCACTATGCACTAGGAAACTACTTTATGTCTAAAGGGAATACAGCGCGCGCGCAATTCCACTTAGGTACACCAGACAACCCAGGGATGTTCTATAGTATGCAAAAAGACTGCAAACAAGAATACGCAAGTTCACAGACTGGTTCGGTTATCACGACAGAGCAGGCAGTAACAAATCCTTGGGTGTATCCGCCCAATCCAGCACCATAATGAGGAGTAAAAATGACTAAAATACCATTTGCAAATAGTTCATTCGTCGGAGGGCAAGCCACTGATCTAAAGTTGGGAATTGCTAATTCTTTTGCTGCTTCTCAGTCGATTGATTTTCGCAAGTCTCCATCACAATTTACTTTGTTAGGTAGACCAGTTAGTGAGACTGCAAGTACAATAGTAGACTTGGTCCAGAATGAAGTGATGACTGACGCTGGTGTTATTTATGCTATGGGCGATACTGGTTATATTTATTCAAGAACTGGCACTACGTGGACCAATTTCGGCAAGATTCGCAATGGTAGGTTCGGTATAACTTACAGACAAGACCAACAGACTATTTATCTAGCGAGCGATACTACTGTTTCATCAATCACTACCGTCAACGCTACTCCTACTTTAAACGTAGATTTCTACGGTATTTCACAATCTACTTATAATAATACAGATACAATGGGCTTCAATGTCAATGCTAATCAATCGACTGGAACTTTAACCACTGCCCTCGGTACTTCAATAAGCGAGACAGTAACTGCACTTCGCTATTTTCAGACTGACATCGAACCATTAAATAAGTTATGCGTATGGGTAGTCGCAAAAGGTACTGGCAACTGGACTTTAACTATTCATGATGGGTTAAATAACGTCATCGGTAGCCAAACTATTACAAATGCTAGTTTAAATAATGGTGCATTCAATTGTTTCATATTCTCTAGCCCTCTACGAGCCTCTGTAGCGCCTGCTGCGCAAACTTACCACTTCCATCTCACTTCATCGGTAAACAATGGCACAACGTGTTCTGTGACAGCTAACGATATGCGAACAGCCGATATGCAGTTATGGGCTGACCGTTTAATCACTACGGCAAACGGAATACATCCGATTGAGCAAATCCAACAATTCGTAGCAATCGGAAACGGACGTTATTTAAGCGTCTGGGAGCCTCTAGGAAACGCCGCGCCTGATAATACTGAGTGGCAACGCCATAAACTACAATTTCCTCCTGAGTGGGAAGTATGTGGAATAGCAAAAATGAACGAATATATCGCAATCGCTTGTGAGAATAAGCAACATGGTGGCATTATATTCTGGTGGGACGGTCTAAGCTCGACTTATAACTCTTTTACTGAAATACCAGAGGGCGCACCTTATGCAATTCACTCTTACAATAACGCTGTTTATTATGAGGCTGGTGGTGCATGGTACGCCATAAGCACGGTAGATTCAATGCCTCAGAAAATTAGAACTTTACCTTTTGGCGAGAACTCTTACGGAAATAGTAATAATTCAACTGTCGTTTATCCTTACGCTGCAACTACTCGTAATGGTATACAGTTAATGGCGTGGCCATCAATTACGACTAACGTAAATATCCCTTACGGCGTTTATTCATGGGGTCGTGTCGATACTAACTTCTCTAACTCATTTGGATATTCTTACTTACTATCGACAGGTTCAACAAAATGGTCAAATACTAACAATCTAACTATTGGAATGATTAAAAACTTCGGCGATACACTTCATATATCTTGGAGAGATGATAGCAAAACACCTGCCTATGGCATAGACGTAGTTAATTCAAGTTCACCGATGCCACGATTTGCTAAGTGGGAAAGTGTCATTATAGATAACGGGTTTATGGGTAAAGACAAACAAGCTAATTATATGAATGCGACTTGGTTAGATTTACCAGATGGTGTACAATGCCAACTTAAATACTCCATTAATCGAGGTACTTGGATATATTCGCCCCTATTCAGTAATACGAATACTTGGTTAGGGAATAGTCAGGCTACCTATGCTAAATTATCTTGTGGTCAATCGATTGCACAATCTAGGTATACCGAGGTACAAATCGGACTAGATGTTTATTGTGATGATAATATTTACCTATCTCCTACTATTACGAGTGTTAATCTGATATTTGATGACTTAGGTAATGAGGTACTTCAGTAATGGTGTATAAAACTGCATCTATTCCGTCAGTAAGACCATCAGACATCAATGGTGGTAGTTTAGGGCGTGTATTGCCACGTCAGACATCTACAGGAGTTACGCGCGGTGTACAACAATTAGGAAGTCCAAATGTATATTCAGATGGTGGTAGTAGTCAGATAATTGTTAAAGATACAGTACCACGAGTATTAATGGGAAACCAAAAAACATTTGGCGAAGGATTTTATGTTTCAAAGCCCACAATAGATGTATTAACTAATATTGATCCTAATCAATTAATATTTAATAGCAACCAGAATGTATTTAAGATTGTTTCATCTGGTACTACTACTACGCCAGTATATAATGTGACTGGGACAACTGGCCAATGGAATAACTCGGTCGGTGGTGGTCCAGGTATAGTAACCCATAATTTAGGATATATACCGGGAGTTATCGCCTACGTCGATTACGGTGGACAATATGTCCTATTGCCTACGACTTTTCAATCAATCAGTGGATTTTCAGCAGCAATTTTTAACCGAGTGTCGATTAATGTCACATCTACGAGTTTGTATATATTGGATACGACTATTACCAATGGTGCTGTTGCTACATACGCCTCAGGCGGATTAAATATTAGATATTATTTATTACAGGAAACAGCTAGTTAGTTGATTATTTAATAATTTAACTGTATTATTTAATTATAGGTTTCCCTCAACAGGGATTAATTTTATTTTATGGAGATATACTAATGCAAAACCCATCCACATCAGCAGAGGCATTGACGCAATTACAACAAGCACAACAGGCATCTAAAAATCCTAATGATTATCTCGCAGGTCAAGAGGCTACTTTAGGTGTTGGCACTGCTCGTAATACCGTAACTGGTCTACAGGGTGCGATAGATAGTACTACTCGTCTTTTATCCCAAGTAGCACCATCTGTTATGGGTCGGACTGCTAATTCTCTCGTAACGTCTGCACAAGCTACCCGACAAATTGGTAATGAACAGGCTCCACTAAATGAAACTCTTACAAAGCAGGGTGGTGAATATAATAAAGCTGCTACTAATCTTACCAACTTACAAAATCAGGCACAGACTGCTGCATCTGGTCAATATACTGGTGAACAAAATAAACTTAGTTATATGCAAAATCTTTACAACACGATGTACACTAAGGAACAAAATGCCGCTCAAGCTGCTGCTCAAATTGCTGCTGACGCTGAAAATAAGAGACGATTCGAGATACAGCAAGCTGAAAGTACCCGACAATTTGCTGAAAGTACCCGACAATTTAATGTCCAACAAGCACAAAGTAGCGCAAAAGCAAGTACTCCATCTGCATCTGATACAAAGAGCGCTGACCAAAAAGCTATCGCTCAAGCTCTTAACGATGCATCTGGTAAAGATAATTACGTCTCTCCATACAGTTATAAGATGGCTAAAGATGACTGGGTAAGTTCAGGTTATAGTTCAGATGAGTTCGATAAGATATTCAGCAATAAACGAAATCCATATAGCGGAGACAGTGAAAACGGAGCAAAAAGAAGTAAAGCAGACTACGGGATAGCTTAATATGCCCGAATATATTAGTATCTTTGCTAAGAAAGATAAAAAAACTACCTCATCAGGTGGATATGTTAGTCCTCTTGCTGGTCGCGATTATAAAGAACCTAAAATCGAGACAGCACCAGTTGTTAAACCAGTTAGCAACGCCTCTACTGGTCCAATTGATGCAGTCAGTAAGACTATGCCAAAAGCACCATATCCAGTACAACCGAATACAGTTCCTAAAATACCAGTTGTAGATAATAGACCATTCCCAATGCGAGTACCTGGAACTACTCCGACTAAAGAGGAACAGATTAAATATGCGCCAAAACCTATTTCTAACTTAAAAGTCCCAGGAATTGATTTATCACTTACAACTGGCACTGGACTTACTCAAGAGAAACGAATACAACAAAATCAGGTTAATGCTAAATTAGCGGCAGACACTAAAGCAAAGCAACTTGCCGAGGCTAATAAGTTTTATGATACCGAATACGAAACGGCAACTGGTAAGGTTAAAGGTAAAGATATACCAGTACAATCTAAAATATTTGAGCCAGTTGATACTAGTAAAAATAAACCAGGAGTTATTACCTTTCAAAGTCCATTAGCTAAAGGGTCTAAAACTTATGGTGAAATTGTAGACAAATATAATGGCATGTCGGCTGCCGATCAACACGCATTTCTATCGTCATTATCAAAGGTCGCATCAAGTAATCCATTGAACTCACCAGAATTACAGAATAACGTAAATGATGCCTCTATCGCGTTATCTTTATTAGATGAAAAAGGTAAGAATAAAACAAGTACAATAGGGTCATTCTTAAAAGATTTAGTTAGTGGCACTGTTGATTCTGCATTAAAGGGTAGTTCAGCCATCAGTGCGCTCGCAGAAGCTGGTATGAACACTGTTGCAGGCAAAGAAGCTGGAACAACCTATTCAGAACAAAAAGCTGAACAAGATTTTAAAGATGGCAAGATAAGCGCATCTGAATTAGCTTCTGCAAGAAATCAAGGTCAATTGACTAGACAAGAATTAATCGGCACTAAACCTAAAAGTGGTTTTGAGGGTGTGATAGATAAAGCCCTTAGATTAGGTGGCGCAGTTGCTAATACAGCAGGGTTAGTAATGCCACTTGAATCATTCTGGTCAGCCTCCACTAAGACTATTGCTGGCATGACTGCTAAAGAAATTGCTATTACCTATTTTAAAGAAGGACTCAATAACGCTATTACAAATGCGCTAAGTGCCTTTCAGAGTACTGGAACTGATACCAAGTGGGAAGATGTGTTAACACAAGGTGCAATGGGCGCTGGCTTTGGTCTAGGCGGTAGAGCGTTAGGTGATGTCGTACAGTATCTGACAAGAGCAAAGATGACACCTAAGATGTTCTCGGAACTACCGCCTGAAATACAATTAGATTATATTAAAAAAGCTACTGAAGGTTTGCCAATCGCTGATGTTAAAGAAGTGGCTGATGCTGTTAAGACTGGGACTAAAAATATTGAGGAAGCGCCAACTCCACAGGCTAAAGTTATCTCTAATCTTGAAGAGTCCACTGGCACTAAAATACCAGAACGTCAGGCTGCTAATTTGGCTGAGAACGCACCTGAAGCCCCACAAGCGCCTGTAGTAGGAAAAACTCCATTGCATGATGAAGCATTAAAATATAATAACCCAGACGAGTTTATAAAATCACAAGGACAACCACTTTATCACGGCACTAACGCTAATTTTGACACACTAGATAGTAAAATGGCAGGCACTAGTAATGATTACGGAGTTTGGGGTGAGGGAACTTATGTTACACCACATAAAGACACTGCTGTAAATTATGGTAAAAATATACATGAAGTATATGGCACTCCCAAAAATCCACTTGATGTAAATAGTTTTAAATCTGTTGATGAAGCAGCCGACTATTTAGATATGTCACCTGACGCACTGAGGATGGATGAAGATGGTTCAATACGACCAGTCGGTAATCAGGCATCACAATTTAGTAGCCATGTAAAAGAAAAAGGTTATGATGGGATAATTAAAAATCGTGGCGATAAAAGTACTGAAATTGTATTATTCGATACTAATAACATTAAAACTAAACAACAACTCACTGACATTTACAATGAAGCTCACTCTCTCGCCCCACAAGTAAGTAAGACACCAGAAATCAGCACTCCAAAAGTTGAGACGCCAGTTATTGAAGCGCCTAAAGTTGAAGTCAAAAAGCCCAAAGTTACTACAACGTCAACAGTCGGTACTTCTAAGTTGGCTACACGAGTTAAAAAAGCCGCCATGCGTAAAAAAATGATATATGGTTTTGATAAGACTTTTAATGACTTACCAGAATATGATAGAGTAACCCGTAAAGAACAGATGACAAAGGCCACAGATTTTATATTGAATGACCGAGAGAATGCTATTAAGGTCGCTATGGGTAAACAGGCAGCACCTGATGGAATATTAAATAATAGTGTATGGATGGCCGTTAAGGAATACGCCGAAAACACTGGGGACGTCGAGTTAATGAGACAACTAGCACAATCTGAAATTGTTACTCGCGCTACTGGAATGGGTCAAGAAATCAGTATGTTAGCGGAGAAGAATCCTCATTCTGCAGTTGAAAATATTAGACAAGTTCGCGAAACTCGTGCAAAAGCGATGGAAAAGAAATATAGGACTACAATAGACAAAGAGGTTAAAAAGGCTAAGGTGTCAGTTGACAAGGTAACCCCTAAAGCTTCTAAGGAGACGTGGGCATCATTTATATCGGGGCTAGAATGCTAGTTTATTCATACAATGAAGTGTATAATATGTTCATGATTAAAAAACGTATTGTATCTCCAGAAACTAGAATTAAAATGCGTCTTGCACAAAAAAAACGTATGGACGAAGGCAGGCATAATTTTTATAAAGGTCATATATTATTTGGTGGTGGTATAGTTAATAATACAAAGGGTTTATTGCCAAATCGTATAGGTATACCACACACAGAAGAATCTAAACAAAAAATTAGAGATTTTAATTTGAATATGTCAGTTGATGAGAGAAATATTAGGTCTGCTATTATTAGGAAATCTCTACTCGGTAAAAAGCAATCACCAGAAACAATAACTAAAAGAGTTGCTTCCAGAAAAGGATACAGACATTCAGAAGAGACAAGAAAAAAAATATCTCAATCTCAAATGGGCGAAAAAAGTCATTTGTGGGTGGGTGGTAAAACTAATATAAATAAACAAATAAGGAAATCTGTTGATTTTAAATTATGGCGTGAATCAGTGTTTAGACGTGATAACTACACATGTAAATTATGCGGTACAAGAGGTTGTGAACTACATCCTCACCACATTAAATCTTTTTGTGATTACCCCGAATTAAGATTTGAGATAGATAATGGTATGACTCTATGTAGAGAATGCCATTTAAAAACTGATTCATGGGGTCATAAACCATTAAAGATACTGGAGTGTAAATAATGGCTAATTTCTGTCTTATAAAGAAAAAGGTTAATGACTTTAAAAAAGGTTTAATGTCTGGCGAGTTAGACCCTGTTAAGATGTCAACTATGGCATCTGCTGATAGACGCACCTTATTAGAGAAATATGTCGGAGTTGACCAAGCTAAAAACGTCAATGCCGAGTTCGAGTCTAAACTTTTACTTAAGAATCAACAGCAAGGTATGCTTACTTGGGCAAAACAAGTTACAGGTATTAAACCTAACGTCAGACGAGACATCATTACCAGAATAAGTAAAATGACGGAAGTATTAGACCCTGCCGATAAGGATATGTTCTTGCAGGATTTAGTTGAACGTAGGTTAGAAGTATCTGTAACAGTTGATGAAGCGTCAAATATAGCAAGAATGTCAAAAGATATTACTGACACAGGTGATGTTTGGACCAAAAAATTAGATGAAAACAAAACTTGGTCAGATAATTCTACAAAGACTCGTACGGAATGGATAAAAGATACTGATAGATTAGAATATGGTCTGAAACAAGTTCAACTCAAAAATTATGTAGAAGATTTAAAACTACAAGCCAAAAAGATAACATGGAAACAACCAGTTAGAAAGATTATTAGTATTCCAAATGCCACGATGGGTGTTATGAAATCAGTGATAGCTTCACTTGATGATAGCTTTTTTGGACGGCAAGGTATTAAAACCATTCTTACTGGTTTAAACAATAGAGGCAATTATAAAATATGGGGTAGCGCGTTTATAAAATCTTTTGTAGATATTAAAAGACAACTACTGGCTAGCGGTAAGTGGTACAAATCAGGAGATGATGCAGTAATGGATATGATAAAAGCTGACATATTATCACGACCAAATGCTATGAGTGGTAAATATAAAGTAGGTGGTTATGGACTTGATATTTTATCAGAAGAAGCGTTTCCATCATCATTTCCAGAAAAGATTCCTTTATTTGGTAGAGTATTTAAAGCGTCAGAAGTGGCATATAATGCCGGGGCATTGCGTATGCGCGCTGACTTGGCTGATAACCTGATAACAAGAGCTGAAAAGAATGGCGTTAATACGTTGAATAAGGCTGAGGCCGAAGGATTAGGGCATCTAGTTGGTTCAATGACTGGACGTGGTAGTTTAGGAAAAGGTGAAGTATTAGGAAAAGAAGTCAATGTATTACTATTCTCTGGTAAGTTTTTAAAAGGCAATATAGACTCTTTGACTGCTCATATATTTGATAAAGCAGTACGGGAGAATCCTGTCGCGCGCAAAGAAGCCGCAAAAAACCTTTTAAGTATCATCACTACGATGGCTGGTGTTATGACTATCTCCAATATATTAAGTCCTGGTAGTGCAGAAACAGACCCACAGGGTACAAACTTTGGAAAAATTAAAATATTTGGTCATCCGACAGATATAAGTGGTGGCATGGGAGCAATTGTAGTTCTTGCATCAAGGTTAGTACCAACCTTCCATGATGGTAAATGGAGTAACTGGTCAAAGAATACAAATGGTAAGTGGACAGATTTAAATGCGAAAACATCAACTGGAAAACCAGTTTATGGCGCTCAGACTGCAATGGATGTTTTTGATAGTTTTTGGCAAGGAAAATTATCTCCTGGTGCTGGTGTTGTAAGAGATTTGTGGAAAGGTCAAAATTATAACGGTCAACCAGTCACACCTAGTAGTGTAATCGCTGGACAGATACCATTACCTATGCAAAATGTCGTACAATTTAGCAAAGACCCTAACTCATCGTTTGTATTAGGATCATGGATTCTTGATGCGTTAGGATTCTCGGTAAGTAGTACAGTACCAAGCAACGAAAAGTCCGGCTATATTCCAGTCGGTCAGAAGATGAGCAATGATAACTTCATTGATGCAGTATCGATTTATGCTAATGCAATGGGTACAGACCCAGTAACAGCGTTCAATAGAATATTTACAGGCCAAAAGATTACTAAGGTAACTAATGGAACAGTGATAGTCGAGAGAATGCCACTTGACGCATCCCAGGATATAAAGAAAAAAGCCAATGCAGATAATCCGACTATGAAACTAGAACACCTTGTACCACTTGAGATAGGTGGTTCTAATGATAAAAGTAACTTAAGGGTCGTTACAACTTCTCAGTGGACTCAGTACACAAAGGTCGACAATACCCTTGGTAAGGCATTAAAAGCTGGCACTATTAATAAATCAACCGCCCAAAAATTGGCATTAGACGTTAAAAATGGTAAAATATCAGCACAAAGTGTTATAGATAAGTATAAATAAAAGGAGATAATATGGACAAAGGTATCAAAGGCGTAATCGCAAAAAATATGTTCGGTAAAAAGAGAATGCTAAAAAAAGCTGTCAAGAAAGACAACGAAAAAGATAATGGCAAAAAAGAGACTAAGGGTCACGAAAAAGCAGAGTCTAAAAGTTTTGAAGTCGCAGAATAGTTAGATACTATTTTTGCGAGTAAAATCATCGCCATATCGTTTACGAGCATCCTCAGGATAGGCTTTTATGTATTCTCTAGGCTCAAATGGTTGGGTTATCTCGCGTTTAAATTGTCTCTGTTGTTCTTGACGGTAGTATTTACTGCTCCTATCAGAACCTTTTTGTAGATTACTTAAACACCTATTGCAACCAGTAATAATCTCGCCCTTAGAGATGATACTTTTAATCGAGTCTGCCTCTCTGCCACAATTAGGACATAGTCTTTTCATTTTAGCCATCCCCATCTATCACCAGATACAATATGCATAATAGCGCTACGGCTAACGTCATATTCTAAAGCTAGTTTATATTGTGAATATACAAATTGTTTGTATTTATCTCTTATTTCTAATACTTGTATTTCACTAAGTTTTGATAAACCATGTCTTTCGCCTTTATTATTAGGCCACTTATGTAGTGTGTTTAATGAATGCAACGAATTTTCAGATTGAGTACACCACTCAAGATTTTCAACTCGATTATCGCATCTAATCCCATTTTTATGGTTTACTTCCAACTTATTATCATCATTTGGTATAAACTCTTGCGCGATAAGACGATGAACAAGGACATATTTATGTTTGTTATTAGATAGATAATGCAGTGTACAATAAACATCTTTATCTCTACGATTGCATAATATATGTTTATTTTCCCTATTTCTTATAAGGCCGACATTGCTTACCTCATAACGACCATCTATAACTGACCTCCATATTGCATCATCTATTTTCATATGACCCTGGATTTAATCTTTCCATCATCTCATTATGCTCTTCTTGGGCCTTATGGATTGGGTCGTAAGGGTCTATAAGTTCGCTCTTTTTTTCGTCTGGTTTTTCTTTATCTAATTTATCTTTCATATCGACAGTAATTTTAGATATAGAGTCTCGCAGTACCCTATATCTAAGCCCTGCATAGAATGAGGCAATGATTGCTATAACCAAAGCCAAGATTTCCATTATTTCTTTTCGTCCTCTAATAAGATGCCATAACCAGTTGTTATAAGATTAGCTACTGTTGATGTCGAGTTAATAATTACCTGTTCGGCTGATAACCTAGCATCCACAATTCCATCTTTGATTATATCGACTATTTTATCGCTTTTTCGCAGATTGTAACCAAATCCAATCGGAGCATCTAGGGCTTCTTGCAGTTTTAATTCTGACTGTAAATCGGCATTTATCAATAGTTTTTTGAATGTATCTCGCAATGATTTTCTGCTTATATCACTAATATCTGGAAGTTTACTTAGTTCTAATAATGTGATACCACCACCTGCTACGATACCACTACGACTAGCGTTTCTAGTTGAGTTAATTGTATCCTCAACCCTAAACTCTAATTCCTCTCTAGCTGAATCTGTTGGCGAACCAATACGGAATAAGGCAATCTTACCTTCAAGTTTAGCTACTCGGTCTTTTAGTCTCTCAACTACCAAGTCGGAGACTTCTAGTTTAATAGCCTCTTTGATGTCTTTAATGCGCATTTCTAGGTGTTCCGATTGCACATCGCCAAATATAGTAGATTCACTTTTAGTAGTAACGACGCGAGCAACTGAACCTAAGTAACTAGCGTCAAATTGACGCATATTTGTTACATCGGTAATCGGTTTACAATTAGTGTAAATTGCAATATCTTCAAGTAATTCTTTAGCCATTGAACCAAATGATGGTGGAGGCGTGATAACTATAGCGTCGATAGCACCCGAATTAATAGCGCTGACGATTGAGACATAAGCTCCCTCTTCAATATTTCCTACAAGTAGTAGTCGAGGTATAACGCTTCCATCATTAGGTATTTGCATAGTCTTAGCTATGGTTGTTAGAAGTTCAAAGGCATCTGTCTTAGAGCGAACTGGGCGAATACATACTACAACCGTAGGACTAATTATTTCTTTTTTACCAGATTGTAGGGCCGTAAAACCAGATTGCAAGTAATATCCATCAACATATTCACGTTCAATACTATTAACGGGGGCTTTTTCAGCGATGATTCCGCCGTCATCTCCAACGTATTCAATAGCTTCAGATATTAACTTTCCGATTAAAGGATCTCCACAAGATACACTAGCTACTTGTTCGAGTTGCCCCTTGACTACTGGTTTAGATAATTCATTAATTCTAGCGGTTAATACGTCGCTGTCTTTTTTTAGTGAATCACTAATATCCATGCAATGAATACCTGATGCCATAGCTTGGACACTATATTCAAATAACTTATAACTAACACCTATAGTAGCAGAGGTTGCATCACCAGCATTACGATTTGTAGTTTCGGCAGCTTCGATCATGGCTTGAGCGCCCATATTTTTAGCCCTATCTGAAAAGAATATAGCCCTGGCTGCCGTAATACCATCCCTCGTGATGACTGGTCTACCGAATGGTTGCTCAATGATGACATTTTTACCTTTTGGGCCATAAGTGCTAGATACTACATCATAAACAGCTTTTGCACCTTCAAGCATCTTTGCTAAGATTTCTTTTTCTTGTAATATAACCTTATTTTCTTTGACATTTGCCATGTTATTCTCCTTTATTTACCAACATTAAATCCGCCTGAGCGAATATCATCTATTAAATAAGCTTGTGTTTCATCGTTTTCTTCATAGGCGATAATATCTGACATATTCAAAAATACATATTCATCTTCGCCATCTTGAAACCTACGACCTCGGTCTTGTAGGGCTTCCCAAAATACAATCTTACCCATAAACTTGTTGAAATGATTATAAAGCTTCTCAGCTAACTCTTCATTACATAGTGAATTATCAAAAGCGAATGAGTGATAACCAAAGAATATAATATCCTCTTTAGATGGTACGGAAACTACTACGCCATGTTCTGAACCACTACCGGCATTTAAACCGAACTGGTCTTTACTTACATGAATCTTTATTTTGTCAGCTGTGGGTAATAACATATTTACTCCTTTAAAAAATATAAAAGGCTACACCAGCCGCAGCGCTGAATGTAGCCATTAATGTTTTGTAAGCTGCGGTTATCATGGTTATACTATAATTTATTTGTTATTTAATTGTCAATGGTTTATAATTCAAACAAAGGCATCCCTCGAGATGCTATTTTTATTAATTAATAATTTTAGAAAGTTGAACAAGATGCCTAAAATCAGTACTGAATGGACAGTAGCAACACTTCACGAATACGACGAGGCTATCAGGAAAGTCGAGAATGAATTTCAGACCGAACGTGATAGGCGATATACCGAAGTAGCCATTGAACGAGAGAAAGCACTCCGTATTAAAGAAACAGCCGACCTTGCTGCTCTATCACTAGCTCGTGAATCTCAAACCTACAAAGAGCAACAAAATGACGCTCTCCGAGATAAGAATCTTAGTGAATCTGGTATTTACGCCACGAACGCTAGTGTCGCTCAAGCAATTGGTAACCTAGAGAATAAACTTGACTCTGCTTTGCAACCTCTTATCAATTTTGTTGCTAACCAAAAAGGTGCTGCTCAAGGTTCACATTCAACCAAGTTCGGTATGTATGCTGCTATTGGTGCTACTGCGACTATTGTGGGATTACTTAGTGTATTATTAAACGCTTTAGCTAAATAAAGGAGTAAGTATGATTTCTATCGATGAATTCGTGGATAAGTGGAACGAAGAGTCGATAGATGTTGACGGGTTTCCACCCGATCAACCATACCAGTGCTATGATACTTTTATCCAATATAACCGAGAGTGCATCGGTTGCCAACCAGTTATTATTTGTAATTGGTCTGGCTATGTAAAAGATTTTTGGGAACATTTTAATGAGACAATTTTACCCCTATATTATACTCAAGTCGGTCCACTAGAAAAAGGCCAGAAAGGTGATGTCTGCATTTGGGGAAACGCCCCAGCTACACCATATTCACACATTGCTATTCTATTAGCAGATAACGGTATCACTCAGCATATATTTGGACAAAATCAACCAAGTCCATATTGTACTATAATAGATTTTACGAGTAACGGTCTTCTCGGTTATTTAAGACCAAAAGGAGTAGACATGATAGTAGACATTGACAAACTAAAATATTTATATATGGGGATATATGCTCAGATGACGCCACCATTGCCAACTGACCCTAGCATTGGCAAGGATTATGCAACCATCGCCGAAGGTTTACTAGATTACGCAAATAGAAATAACGTAGCCTACTGGCAGTACAAACCTCAAGCTGAAGCTAAAATTGCTAGTCTAACTAAACGAGTTTCTGATTTACAAACTGAACTAGCCAAGAAATTAGAACCAGTCGCTACTCCTACACCACCAGTTACACCCCCAATTACGCCACCAGTAGTCATATCTCCAGTCGAAACAACTTGGCAGAGGATATGGACTTGGATAACAAAACTAATAAGGAGATAAGAAATGCTTTCAAGAATAATATTATCAGTAATCGTAGCAGTCGTAGTAACACTAGGTTGCTACTTAGTCGGTACAATTTTAGTAACTTTAAGAGTGGACATCGCCATTGCTGTCGGAGGCTTTTTACAGTCTTGGGGTAGCGTTATAGGAATCCTATCAGGTCTCTGGTATTTCTTTAGCGGCTCAACCCTCTTTAGGAGATAATTATGGACAAAAAAGCACTAATTGAATTAGCAAAGTCATTTGGTAGGTTTATCTGGTTTGGAGTTCTAGGACTTATCGTAGCGTTTCTGACTGCTTTAGTAGCAGGTAGTACGTTTACAAATATAGCGGTAGATATACTAGGACAAACTGTCAATGTCGGGTTTATTATCGTAGCCGTAGTTGCTTTTGTAACTAAGGGCATTGATAGGTACATCCACGAGAACGAAAGTATTAGAGTCGAGGGCATAGCCCCTAACGTACTCCAGAAGTAATATGGTGGTACTCTGTATTTTGTTCATAATCTTTATGGGCTGGTGCAGTTATAATAATTTAACTCGTGAGGAATAGTGGTCATGGAATACAACCCAGAAAAAATCGCACAAGAAGTCGAAGCACTAGAAGAAGATTTTGGTGAACTAGACACTCTTAGTAATACCGAGATAGTTCAGTTTATTGTGGACGCTTCTAATAATGTTGGTGAAACGTCAGGTTCGATTCAGATGGCTCTACGACTACTTACTAAACGTGGTATTTATATCGACGAGCAAGGTAATGATTGAACACTACCCGACAACCTTACACGGTATTCCAGTCAATCCGTTAGACATCTGGCTTCCAGAGACCAACTTAAACCCCGAAAAAGACAAAAATTACAATAATCACCATAGCTCTTACTACGCAAGAATGTATGGTGGTTTTTTGTTATATCAAGTCTTTCACGACCTAGCATCTAATCAACAATACCTTTTAAGAGACGTGCATTCGTGGATTCACGAGCATTACGGTCCGCCTGAGATGCCTAAACCACTAGAAGCCCTAGTTGCGATTGAGCAGGCGTGGGACGCTCATGAAGTCTTACAAATCAGAAGAGAGGGCGAGTATATTCGCCGACCAGTTACTACCACTATTTTACAGTGCTGCATAGATGATTACGACAATAACAGAGGTAAGATGTAATGGAACGAGAGAAGATGGAACGAACTCCGACACTTTGTCAGGCAGAAAATATGTCAAGAAACTCTGGTATTGAACTGACTGATGAAGAATTAAACCTTTACATTTACGCCCGCCAATCCAGAGAACCTGACTATTTTAACAGGAGCGACCAATATCTACTCCATATGTGTATCTCGCCAGAAAAACAAGTTGTATTTGAACAGTTCTTCAATAATATATTTTTATAGTATAATCATTTAGACGGCGTCTATCCCACTAGGCGCTGTTTTATGTATAAGACGGTAACTTATGCCACTTTGTAGGTTTCGTTGATTCTGGGGCTTGTGGATAGCCACAGACCCTATTTAAACCTATTAACTATCGCACTCAACGACTCGTTTGCTTTATTATTCCACGCCCTGCGACTAGAATAGAATTCTCGCTTATTTTCAGCAAATAGTTGATTACGAGTAAGTGGTTTCTCTGGTGGGGTATTATCAAAGCATTTGTCACAGTAATATTCGCCTGATTCGCCATAAACTAAATCACCAGTTGGTATAAGTTTATTGCAGATTAGGCAGGTTATTTTATCCATAAGGTTTATTATAAACTACTCAGAAACTTTTGTTTCATATCTCGTATTCTTTCTACGTTTTTATGTCTCTGTTCGTCAGTTAATGAACTAGTCGGTAAACACAATGGTTGCATATTAGTAAAAGAATATCTTGATGGCGGAGACTTTTCAACACTCATTATTGAACTTGCTTTGAGTAAAATATCATCAATCTCAACATATTCAGCGCCACTTAAAAGTGCTTTTTTAACTGCTTCAGCTCGCTCTTTTGATACTTCTAGGATAAGGTTTCCAGATGTTTTAATTATCATACCTTAACCACCTTTTTAGTACTTCCTGACGATTGACGTTTCCCCCAAGCAATAAGTTCATTAACTTTTGATTGTAACGATACGAAGTCTGATATACGAGGGGCAAACTGATCACTTTGAGATACTGCAACGCCACGCATAAGAGCCGACAATTTATCTTTACCGTGTTTCTTAAGTAAATTACTACAAGCATAACGGTTTTTTTGTTTATTACTTTCAATTTGATAACCGACTATTTCCTCCCATAATGAGAAAATATCATTTATGTCAGTATTACCTTTACTATTACTTGTACATATACTTATACTATTACCTATACCTATACACTCATGAACCGTTCCTGAGCCACTCATGAGCGACTCTTGAACAGTTCTAGGTAATATACTAAAGTCTTTTTCATATAATTTAGCAGTCAATTTTCCTTTAGTCGGTTGTATATAATCCTGATTATTAAAAATATAATACCCGTCAATAACTTTTATGAAGTCCTTTTTTATAAGTTCCTTTTTGCATAGTTGTATAGTTTCGCTGTTATACCCGGTATATGCTGACATTAGGCGATCACTACATTTTAATGCTTGCGTGCCATTTCTATCGGGATTAGTTAATAGGCAGATATAAAAATATCTAGCATCTGGTAATAACTCGAATATCCTATCTTGTTTCCAAAAATCTGTTTTTATTATTGCCGTTTTCACAAAAAAGTGCCCTCACTTTCATGAGGGCTTGCTCTTGTAACCAATGCTATTGTATCACAAAGAGTACTAACCCTCAATACTTAAATTGTTAATGAGTAGCGCTGATAGTTACAAGAGCGATACTATCTCTAGTATACGCCAATCTACTTTTTATTTCAACCCGATTATGCCTATGTTCATAAACTGTGTACAAATATAAGAAGCCCTAGGTGTAGAGCTTCTTGAGAGCTAATTCGGAGGAATTAACTTTAGAATTGGAAACGGAAAGTACAATCGTCTCGTCGCTACAATCAGTTTAGTAAACGATGTTCGATACTGACTGTATTATAACATTTATGGTTACAAATAAAAATGAGACTTCCTGTGTACTCCTCAGAAGTCTCATATACCGTTTGATTTGGTAGCTATCTCCATTTCTATCGGTTAGCTATTTTATTGTAACATAAGTTGGCTAAAAACAAAACAAGCCAGAGCGAAAGGGTAAACCGAAGTTTAAGATTCTCTGACTTGTTTAAGCGTATTATAGCATTTTAACCGAGTATAATCAATCAGTAATATGGTTGCAAAACGTAAGCGACTGTGATAAACTAGTTACATAATCTTAAACGAAAGGGATTTACATGAAATATAAAACCGATAGTGAATTATTAACAGAATTAAAAGAACCATTTACCTCCAATGAACTAGATTGGAGAGTCCAATTTGCAGATAACGGTAAGGATAATAAACCATATGCCTCATTAGTAGCTTATATAGACGCACGAGCTATACAGAATCGTCTTGATAATGTCTGTGGTACTGGTGGATGGTGGAATCAACCACCACAGTATTCTAGTTCTGGAAAAGGAGTTAATCAGGGTATAACCATCAAATTGCCAGAAGCTGGCGAAATAACTAAATGGGATGGTGCTGATGAAACTGCTATTGAAGCCGTAAAAGGTGGACTATCTAGCGCCTTCAAACGGTCAGCCGTACTTTGGGGTATAGGCAGATATTTATATGATATTGAGATCGCTTATGTGAATTTGCAAAAAGACAAACCACAATCAACCGAGGGTTGGGTTAGAACAAAAGTCAAAATTGGTGGCCGTGCTGAAATGTATTACTTCAAAAAGCCTACATTACCAAAAGAGTTTTTGCCAAAGGAAAATATAAATGTCGCTGCCTGACGGTTTATCACCAGTAGTTATAAATGAGACTAATTTAACCACTGATGAAATTAAACAACTTCGTTCTATGGGTTTTGAAGTGGCCGAGCAGGGAACAGAAGAATGGTTAGAGGAAAGACTCGGTATGGCTACGGCTAGTAGATTCTACGATATATACAACTGGACTCAAGGTACTCAGCCTACTAAGAATAATCCAATGGGTACTCCGCCAAAACCACAAATGACATATTATAAATATAGGAATGAATTAGTAGCTGAACGTCTTAATGGAAAATGCAAACGGTTTAGTTCAAAACCCATGGAATGGGGTAAAACTCACGAACAAGACGCTGCATTAGAATATGAACGCATAACTGGGAACGAAGTCAGTACATTAGGTTTTATAAAACATCCCGAATTAGATGCTGGTGCTTCATTAGATAGGACTGTTGGAGAAGAAGGATTATTAGAGATAAAATGTCCTAATACCGACACTATGGTAGATTATATTATTTCAGACGGTCCGCCACCGCAATATTATTGTCAAATGCAAGGTCAAATGTGGATTGCTAATAAACAATGGGGTGATTTTGTAGTATTTGACCCTACACTAGGACAGATATTTATTAAAAGAATCTCAAGAGACGAGGAATATATAACAACTTTGATTTACCGAATAGAGAGACTATTATTAGATGTTGATAAATGGGAATTAAAACTTAGAGAAGATGGATATGGCACGATATGAGTGAACTAAATCCTAAAGACTATCCACAACGCACCTTACAACAAAATAAAGCCTTGCATGTTCTATTCCAGTTACTGGCGAATACCCTTAACGATAACGGATTAGATATGCGTAAAACCCTTAAGCCTGGTGTAGAAATACCCTGGAGTGGCAGGTCGGTAAAAGAGTGGTTATGGAAGCCTATACAAAAGGCTCAACTTAATAAGGACAGCACCACTAAATTAACCACAGTAGAGATTGACCAAGTGTTTGATACATTAGTCAGACATCTAGGACATCAGTTCGGAATACAGTTGAACTTTCCGTCAATCGAGCAAACACTAATTGAAATTGAGGCTGAACGATTGGCAATAAAAGAACGAGAAAAAATATTTAACGACGATTACAAAAAAGATAAATTAGAGGAGACTAAATAAATGAGCAACTATGAGGTACACGCATCACCATTTTTTGTAAATGTTTCTTGCCCAAGACATAAAAACTACATGGTTGAGTTAAAAAATGGATTTATTGGCGAAAAACTGTGGTGGTGTAAAGATTGCGAAAGGCCATACCATCTTAAGCCAACCGCAATGAAAGTAGGCACATTTGATATAGAAGAAATCAATAGACAACTTAATGGTGGATTGGATAAGGAATAATATGAACGAAGAACATAAATTAGTCAAAGCATATAAGAAAGCAGAATTATGAACTCAGTTATTTGTGGTGATTGTTTAGAAGTGATGAAATATATACCAGATAAAAGCATTGATATGATACTTTGTGATTTACCCTATGGAACGACTGCCTGCAAGTGGGATACGATAATTCCTTTTGAGCCACTATGGGAGCAGTATAAGCGGATTATTAAGGATAATGGGGCGATTGTTTTAACCGCCAGCCAACCTTTTACGAGTGCTTTAGTGATGAGTAATCCTAAGATGTTTAAGTATGAGTGGATATGGGATAAGAGGCTGCCTAGTGGATTCCAGATAGCAAAATATAGACCGATGCAAAGGCACGAAAATATCGTGGTCTTTTCTAACGGAACGCCAAAGTATTATCCTATAATGACAGAACAAAAACCACGCAAGGGCGGTGGGTTTAAGGTTTCCAGTAGTTCATCACCTATAAAGAATGTAGACGGGAAATTGAGAGATTACACAGAGAAATACCCTCAATCTATTTTAGAGTTTTATAAAAGAGATAGAGGGGTAACTCACCCCACCCAAAAACCAGTAGCCCTATTTGAATACCTAATCAAAACCTATACAAACGAGGGCGATACAGTTTTAGATAATTGTGCTGGCTCAGGTACTACTGCTATTGCTTGCCTAAACACTAACCGAAACTACATCTTAATAGAGAAAGAACCAGAATATATTGAAGTAATAGATAAAAGAATTATGGCAAATAAAACAACAGGGGTGGATAAGGAATAATATGAACCATAAACACATAGAAGTTATTATGGAAGACCACGATTTTTGTGGTAAGTATGATACTTGGGACGTTATAAATGATTTAATAGACTACGTTGAATGTGTGGAAAAAGGCAATATAGAAGACCACTATAAAAAATGTATATCCAACAAAGACATCGAGGGGGATAAGGAATAATATGACAAACCAGATAGAAAAGATAGTTGATGACCATAATAAAGCAATGCGTGAGGATATGGCATCAGAAATTGTTGGCGGTTCAAGAAGTAAAGCTATCACAGACGTTATTACAGTAAAAGCAATCGTTAAAGTTATTCGAGAAACACTACTAGAATATAATCAGTTCTTACAGAAAAATGGTTATACCGACAGCGACATAGACCTAGAAACACCAACAGCTATTGAACGATTTTTAAGTGGGGATAAGGAATAATATGAAAGCATATTTTAAACTAGGTTTTTTATCTGGTTATCAAGATATTCCAAGTGCAAATGAGTTTATAAAGTTACCGTTACCTTGTCCAATAAATATACGCCAACAGGATTACAGTACCGACAAAGAATATACAGTCAGAAATAACAGTTATTATGATGACGATGGCGAATATAAATCAATGCCAGATTATACTGTTAAGCCGGTTGGAATTGATGTTATAAAAACGGTTACCTTTAAATTATATAGAATAACTAAGTTTGAGGGAGAAGATATAGCGATTTATGATAGGTGGGAGATTAAGTAGTGATAAAATCTAATCCTTGCAAACTCTGTGGCAGTATTTATCATACTGCTGCATTTTGTCGAGACCGTAAAACATTGGCCGTTAAAAAAGCCACGTTACAAGGATTTGGCCAAGGGCTAGACGGCATGACTGTTAACGTAGTCTACAACAATTATTCGCCTATCAAAAAGACCACTAAACCCAAGAAACCAAGCCGATCTAAAATTAAAAAAGAACTTGATAAGTTAATTAAAGATTACGTTAAAGAGCGAGACAATTTTGTGTGTCAAAAATGTGGCAAGAAAGTATCCGGCACTAACTGTCATGGCTCACATATATTACCAGTTGGAAGTCACGCCAATATGCAATTCGACCCACGCAATATAAAAGTACTATGTTTTCACGACCATAGGCATTTTTGGCATAATAATCCACTCGAAGCTGGTGAATGGTACAGGCGAACATTCCCAGAGAATTGGGCATACTTAGAAGAGCGAGCAAAGGTCGCGCCAAAACTCATGACTTATCAATTACAAGAGATGATTATCGAATATAAAGCCAAGTTATCCACAGTTAAACATTAGCGTATGTTGACAAGCGTAAGCGACTGTGATAAGATGGTTGCATCACCAACAAACGAAGGGGTGAAAAACGGACGATAGGATAGAGATAGACCAACGCCATGACTCTGACAAGGCAATCGCCCACCAAACAAAACAAAAAATAACTAAAAAGGAGTCAATATGGTTATAACAATAACTGACAACACTCAAACATTAAACGGTAAAAAGTTTACAATTACACGAAAGGAAGAAATCTAATGAGTAAAATAACAGACGAAATGAACGCAGAAATCAAAGCCGAAAAAAAGGCTAGTAAAGTAGTCAAAAGTTACACCAGTTTCCAAATTGCCAAAGCGGTTTTAGTAATCGTATGGTTACTTGCAACCGGAGCATTTGCCGGTATAGTAGCTGATCGTTCCATTACAAGTACGATTGACAGCCAAGTCCAAAGCAAGACTGCTGAACAAGTTAAAAGTTTTTTAGCCGACGAAAAATAGTTGCAACAGTCGCAATTATTATTGAAGTGGCATTAGTTTACCAAGCGGAAGCTATCACGCCACAGGAAGCCCTAGAAACAGTCACAGCACCTATTGTCAGTGAACAAGAAGCCAAACAATATATTTATTACAAGGAAAGTACGAATCGGCTTGACGCGATCAATCCATCATCAGGAAGTTGCGGAATCGGTCAGTCGCTTCCATGCAGTAAGCTAGAAAGTGTATGCCCTGACTGGCGCACAAATTATGAGTGCAGCGACCAGTTCTTCACAGCCTATGTAACAGCGAGGTATGGCGGCTGGGTAGGGGCATACGATTTTTGGGTTAACCAAGGACATAATTGGTATTAAAGGAGAGAACATGAACACATACGACCTAACAGAACGAATAATGGCAGCCGAAACTCCAGCCGATGGTGAGGCTATCTTAATAGAGTATATTAAACAGGCTAAACCAAAAAAGATTTCACAAAGTGATAGTTTTGGAAATGTTTACGGACCTAGTTATTATGGAGCGAACGCAATCGACCAATACGAACAAAACCTATTAAAAGAGAGTGAGAAGAAATAATTATGACAACTACATCTACAATTACTATCACGATGGATGACTGTATAAACAACTGTATATTAGCTCAACTAGCCCAATATCCATGTAGTAAGATAGAACTTGGCGACATAGGTAGGTTTATCTATGTAAAGTTCAACAAGGAGGACAATTAAAATGAGTAAAAAGCAAGACATAACAAGAATAGTCTATCGTGATTTTCCATTTGCTACTGTAACTGGCTATTTTAATGGCGATATGTTTGAGGATTGGCTAAACTGTTCAGACAAGAACGACCCATATAGGGAACTAAAAAAATTCTTCATCATTAGAGACGAGCAGATTTATCAGCAAGCATTAGATAAAATAAAGGAACAATTAAATAGTAGTGTAGATAAAAAATGGACTCAAGAGCAGGCGGATAGGTCGTATAACTGGAATGAAGACGTTGGAGATAAATAACATGACTTTAGTTAATACAGACGAAAGAATAGTTGTAAATAAAAATAATAGTATATTTAAAAAAATAAAACGCATATTATGCAATCATAGTTTTTTCCCAGAATTAAATTATGATTTACGAAAGAAAAAGTTTGTATGCAAAAAATGTGGCAAAGTTGTTTACATAAGGAGCTACTAAATGACCAATACACCCCAAACCAGTAACCCTACACTAGATAAACTAAAGGACAGAATATACTTAGCATTAGAAACAATGCATAAAAGCAAACATCTTAAATCTGGCTGCTTTTGCACTACCGAAGTATCTGGTGCTTTTAGATTTTCACTTGAGGCAATAGATTCCTATATTGAAAGCAAGATAGAACTAGCAAAGATAGAGGCGAAGATTGAAGAATTGAGGGACACTACCAATATGTATTTTGATGATTCAACAGCCACAAATGGAATTATTAAATTAAAATCTCATAATGTTAACCTATCTTTTAGCAATCGTTTATCAACCCTAATAACTAATAAGGACAAGTTAAATGATATTACATAACTGTATAGAGTGTGATTATTTTGAGATGATACCCATTGCAGATAAATGTCCTGCTTTTCAAAAATATACTTGTCCTGAGTGCAAAACCGTTCAATGGATAAAACACTCACGAATTGACCCTACGACATATTCAGAAGATATGGTTGAAGTCGATGAAGAAAATCATAATATTAAATTAAAGGAGCAACTATGACCCCTACACTAGATAAGAAAACACTTAGAAAGAAAATACGCAATATCTTAATAGATTGGCGAGATACTAACTTTACTGAAAGAGTATCATACCCACTAGACGACATAATGGACTTATTAAAAGCAAAGGAGAAATAGGAAATGATATATAAAGACCCATTCGCAAATGCAGAAGCAAAAGAGGGAAAATGGTTTGCTTGGTATCCTGTGCAACTTGACGGAGAAAATAGGACAGCTTGGTTGTGTTATGTTAAGCGTGAATATATAGAGGCAGGCGGTTATGGTATGTATATTTATAGGAGAATTGTATGACAACCAAGAATATAGATGAGATACTTGATGTTATACCAATTCATGAACATACGGCGAGTGACGGAATTACAGATACATATTGGGACTCAATAAATGCCAGGACATACCTAAAGCAAGCCATTAAATCTCTTATCTTAGAAGAACGGATTGATGAACTACAACTTGCAGATAAAAGATATTTCATAAAAAATATAGGTTGGGTTAGCTATTTTATAGACCGTATTGACCAATTAAATAAAGCAAAGGAGAAATAGGAAATGAGAAAGAAAGCAAAAGATGTTATTGAAATAACTAGACAAGTAACGAGGTTTTTATGAATAAAGTAAGAGACCCATTAGCTGGCGACCCATATCGACAGTACACACCTCTAACAATGCAAGAGTTGCTCTGGGACCAGAATGATAATAACCCAACAACTGAACCTAAGACTGTAGTAGATAAAGAATATTTTTTTGAACCACAAGAGAATCCACTAAACCAAGTTAAGCGTGAATCAGAGTTAATGGGTAGGAAAATGTTACTTTTGGAATTAATAGCATCAGCTAATCGTGTTGGAGCAACTGTTGTCACTATTGAATCACTAATAAAATTAAGCGAGCAGTTATGAATAATACACCCCAAACCAGTAACCATACACTAGATAATGAGATAGATAAGGCTTTTGCTATTTTAACAGGTGAAACTGGTGAATACGCAAAACTTTACCCAGGATATGACAAAGCCAAGCAATCACTTCACCAACTAATTTTAAAAGAAAGAATAGATACAGTTAATTCATTATTTAAAGGTTGGGTAGATTTAGAAACTGACGAACACTGGAAATATATGACCATAAAACATAGAGACCAGATTTTATCTGAATTGGAGAGTAATTTATGAATAATACAGACGATAAGAAAGGTAACTAATATGAGTAAAATTAAATACCCAAATGATTGGTTAGGCGAAAGTAGTTTAGGACAGATTGTTAACTTTGCCGAATTAACAAAATTATGTAAGGTAAACGGATTAAACTCTGGTAATATATCTTATATTGTTGACGTAATCAACACTGCTACTCTGCGAATTATAGATGAAATCACTACCGAAAGCGAACAGTTATGACCATACGTCAATTTAGAAAATATATTAGAGACACTATTAAAGAATATAGGGAGAAGAAATAATGCAATCACCATTAGACAATCCAGATACAAAGATAATTAAACCTAATCCCAGGGTCGTTCTGGACGATCAACCGGAAACAGTCCTAGTCGATATTCTAAACGAGAAACACAAGCTATTGATAAACGTAAGCGACTGTGATAAAATAGAGACATAACAAACCAAGAAGGGGTAAAAAGTTATGGAAATTACAGACCAAGCAGACCAGTACGAATATATAGACTCACTATTCTTAGGCGCATTTACGCCTGACTATGGGGATTGGAGTGAGACTAGCGATGAAAACTAGAAAATATGGCCGCCATTTTAACGCTGGTGTTGATAACCAAATCAAGGTTACTAACTTCATGGACGAAATATATAACGATTCGATGTGTGGTCTACAAAAGTTAACTATCCGACCAATTAAACATCTAAACATTATCGACCAGTCAATCGAATATACAGCCGAGTTCTTAACAGCTAGAGATACACCACATCACGCTACACTAGCTAATTGGATTGAGGCGTAAGATGGCACATATTGAAGGTAGAAAACTAGAGGTAACATTACCAGGTGGGCGTATCGTTAGCCACCAAAGAGCTGCACAGATTATCAATAAAGACAATAAATATTATCTACAAAAAAGAAAATATCTGACATCTGACGAAGGTAGGAAAATACATAATGCTATTGCAATGAAGTCATGGAATAAGATGAAATTATTAAGGAATAGAGAGGTTTAAGATGATTCAATCAACCTCACAAGAAGCCTACGACCTAATTGTTGATAAGCTAGGCGACAGACAGATGCAAGTCTTTCACGCCCTAAGACGTATCGAACCAGCCTGTAACAAAGCTATCGCTGCTGAACTTGAATTACCAATTAACGAAGTAACACCACGAATAAACGAATTACGTTATAAAGGTGTCGTTGAGCAAGCGTTTAAGGCTGAATACGATGGCCGAACAGTAATCTTTTGGCAAATCAAACACCCTGAAATTAACTGGATACAAAAGGAACTAATTTAATGTTTCACCTAGCAGTTGCACCTGACTACCTAGATGATAAAGAAATGGAGAAATATCGCAGAGCATTAAAGGTATGGGATAAAAAGCTAGATCGTTGTGATGACGAAGTTTTAATTTACATTAGGGAACGGATAAATTATTTATTAGAAGTAAGAAGCCAGAATTATCTGGCAGAAATGGAAAGCGATGAAAATAAAACTACAAATTAATAACCGATATACTGGCAAGGTTATTTTCGAGTTAGAAACAGCAAACAATACCATTAAGAAAACCCTATTAGAAGCTATTAAGCAAGACGCAAACCTACAAGACGCAAACCTACAAGGCGCATACCTACAAGACGCAAACCTACGAGGCGCATACCTACAAGGCGCAAACCTACAAGGCGCAAACCTACAAGGCGCAAACCTACAAGACGCAAACCTACAAGGCGCAAACCTACAAGACGCATACCTACAAGGCGCATACCTACAAGGCGCAAACCTACGAGGCGCATACCTACAAGGCGCATACCTACAAGGCGCAAACCTACAAGACGCATACCTACAAGGCGCAAACCTACAAGGCGCAAACCTACAAGACGCATACCTACAAGGCGCAAACCTACAAGGCGCAAACCTACAAGACGCATACCTACAAGGCGCATACCTACGAGACGCAAAAGATGCCGACTATGCAATAGCAATGACTCGTATATTGCCAGATGGTGACATAATCGGTTACAAAAAATGTGTTGATAATAAAATAGTTAAACTCTTAATCCCTAAAGAGGCTAAACGCTCACATGCTTTTGGTCGCAAGTGTCGGGCTGAATATGCACAAGTAATGGAGATAACTAAAAGCGGTAAAAACTATAAGAAAGCCATCAGTAATCATAGCGATAGTTTTATATATAAAGTCGGTGAGACAATCTACCCAGATAGTTTTGATGAAAATTGGATGGAAGAATGTTCAAATGGGGTGCATTTCTTTATAACTAAAATAGAAGCTGAAAAATATTTATGATTACTGAATTAAAAGATAACGAGATATTTGTTTTTGGTAGTAATTTACAAGGTTTCCATACTGGCGGTGCAGCCAAGCAAGCTATAGAACATTTTGGTGCAATCCTAGGCAAAGGGGTTGGTATACAAGGCCAGTCATATGCGATACCTACTATGGGTGGATTACAAGAACTACAACAGTACTCATTAGATTTTATAGAATACGCAATATTACGACCAGATTTAACGTTCTTATTGACACCTATAGGTACTGGAATCGCCGGATATGATGTTGAAAGCATTAGACTGATATTTGCAAAAACACCTGAAAATATAATATTTACCGAGGAGTGGAATAAATAACATGAGCAACACATCAAAGGGTGGTCAGACACTACGAGAAAGCAATATTAAAAAGTATGGTACTTACGAGAAGTATGTCGAGTACATGCACGCTATTTCTTCAAGGGGTGGGTCTAAGCTAGGAGTGGAAAAGGGATTCGCTGCAAGACCTGACTTGGCCGCTGCCTGTGGAAAAATTGGGGGCCGTATATCACGCCGTCGCCCAAAGGCTGTATAATATGATAGTCAACACCAACAGCCACAAAGACATCACCGAGATAGTAATAATCTGGTCATTAACAGTTGCAGCAGCAATTACCTTAGCTATATTATTTGAACTGTACATTGAATCAAGAATCATATGAACGGTTGCCCTTTGCGCTGAGTTTAGAGTAGCACAACGGCCATAGCATTCACCTGCTGGCAACCTGTGATAAGAACTTTGAAAATTATGCAGAGCAGTTAGGGTAAAAGAGCTAACACGGTTAAACGCATAGTAATGTTTAACAGCCTCGCTTGAGCTGGTCAAGCGCTCGGTAGAACGCTATGGTTGAAAACCAACCACCCTATCTCATCTGCATAACTACACTTTAACTTAACCTAGGAGGTTACATTAGTAAACTAAGTACATTCAAACTAGACTACGAGGCAGATAAAAGTTACAGAGAAATAAAACTGGAATTGAAAGCGAGAACTGTAAAATGATGACTAGATTTTTATGTTTTATTGGACTACATTATTGTCCAACTAAACAATTTAAGTTCTATCAACCTAAAGCTTACAACGGTAATGCATGGTTATATGGAAGTTGTAGATTTATGAGACTTAAGAAGTCTAGATCATATTGCATATATTGTGGGCGTAAAGGTTATTTAAGATAAAATAAATGATATTACTTATAATCACAATTTTATATATTTTATATGGTATCTATGCAGTTTGCTCTGATATAGAATAGTGGTATAGTATAGAGATTATGGCTACTATCAAACAGAAAAAAGCAATAGAGAACATCGTGGAAAATCATGGAAACGTTTCTAGAGCTATGTTAGATGCTGGTTATGACCCTACAACTGCTAAGAATCCTAAGAATTTAACTGAGTCCAAAGGGTATACAGAGTTACTGGATGAGCTAGGTCTAACAGATGGATTTATAATATCTAATTTAGTTACAGATATTAAAGATAAACCAGGTAATCGTATACAAGAACTAAATCTAGCTGCTAAACTGCGTGGTCGTATGACTGAGAAAATAGACTTGAATGGTAAATTAGATGTAGCTTCTGGTACTGCTGATCCTATAGTTGCTGCTCAATTTGCCGAATTTCTTAAGAATAAATAGCATAGATGATATATTCTAATGGATATATTGAACAATGGTGCAAAAATTATCGAAGTTATATAAAATAGGTATATCATGGATAATATAAACAACGAAAACCTCATGGCATCTACCCCACTAGCCTGGATATTAATCAATCACCTAGTAAATGAAAATCAGGAAATACTAGAGTTTGATAACCATAGATTTCTCATTGATATTTATGCTGATGATTCTGATGATATAGTTTGTCGTAAGTCAGCCCAAATTGGCTACTCAGTCTTGGCTATTTTAAAGACATTGTGGACATTGAAGTATAAGAAGCTGAATGTTATTTACGCTTTACCTACAAAGAATGTTGTTAATGACTTTGTAAAGCCAAAGGTTAATCCATTAATAGCGAGTAACCCAGTGATAGCCTCGTCAGTATCAGATGATTCAGTATCGCTTAAAAAGGTAGGGGATAGATTCGTATATTTTAAAGGTGGCTTCTCAGACCGAGAGGCTATTTCTATTTCAGGTGATTTGCTTGTAATTGATGAATATGACCGCATGCCGGACATGGGAGTTGTTAATACCTTTGATTCACGCCTGCAAGCTTCTAAACATCCTATGCGCTGGCGATTCTCTAACCCTAGTCAAGTAGGCTTTGGGGTTGACCAACTTTATAACGAGTCAGACATGAGGCATTGGTTTATTAAATGTGAGCATTGTGGACATGACTGGTTTATCGATTGGGAAACAGATGGCAAGTGTCATTATGTTAATCGCGAGTTAAAGATGTTTGCTTGTGGCAAGTGTGGCAAAGAAATCAGTGATGAATCAAGGCGCATGGGTAGATGGGTTGCTAAGTACCCTAATCGTAAAAGGCATGGCTATTGGATTAGTCAGATGATGGCACCTTGGGTTACAGCCGAACGAATTATTGAGCAATACGAGGAATCGGGTATTGAGTTCTTTTACAACTTCGTTTTAGGCAAGGCCTACACTCCAAGTGACATGATTGTGGACCGTACAGCTATTCTAAGAGCTTGTGCGCCATCTAACATATCTAAGAGGGCTGTTGTTATTGGTGTAGACCAGAATGTAAACAATCAGATATGGGTTGCTGGTACGGTTGATGGTATCTTTGCTTATGGAAAGTATGAGAGTTGGGAAGAGGTTGAGCGCATGAAACTTATGTACAATAGCTGTATCGTAGTTTGTGACCCTAATCCCTATCCTACTAAACCTAAACAAATGGCCGAGAAATACTCTAACTGGTATATGTGCTACTTTAGACCACAAGACGGTATGCACATTGTCAAATGGAACGGTCAGGTTGTCTATGCAGATAGGACTAGATTACTTGATATGGTGGCTAGTGAGATTAACGAGGCTAAGCTTCTATTTAGACAGCGCCCGAGCGAGCTGGAGGCTTACATTGAGGACTGGGGTAATATCTATCGAACTACCACAGAAGATGACAAGGGTCATACTAGAAGTGAATGGATTAAAAAAGAGGGTAAGAACTCTGACTATTCATTTGCTACAGCTTATTACCGGATAGGGCTATCTAAGTTACTCGGAGGCGAAAGTATGTTCTTGGAACCAGGGCAAGAGAAGTCTACAATTATAGGCGATACTGGCATCGGGAACGCTGTGGCTGATACATTTAATGAAATGAATTAATACCTGACCTCTGGTATAAAAGCTTTGCATAAACATTATAAGTCGTGTAAAATAATAATGTAATAACTACTCTTGACCGCAGCCTAGAGATTTAACGAGGCTAATATGGAACAAGAAGTAGATGACTTTCGATACAGAATCCTAGTAATGCTAAGGAAATCAGACAGACTTAAATACTACGACTTTTATTGTCCTATTTGCACTTGTAAGGTATGTGAATTAAACGGTACTGAAATTAAAGCTATTGATGACGCCACTGACGTGTCTAATAAAAGGACTGTTGGCGTACGTTGCCCTGGGCGTTATCGTGGTGGACATTGTAATGCTTGGTTTTATTTTGAAGATATGAAAGAAGGGAAATAAGATGCAACCCCAGTCAGGAGAACAAAATGCATATACTGAACAGTTTGGTAGTTTATATCTAGCACCAGAGGACTTTGAGGCTTTTGATATAGCGTTGCCTGATGATAAATTGAGACAAATGTTAGTTAAGTCTCTTGAAGAAGATAGAAGCTACTGGAATCAAGCACCTTGGAAACTAGAAGAGACCGACAAAGAGTCAGTAGCCTATTTCTTTGGCGATCAACTCAATGCCTCCGAATTCGTTAAGGGCGATATTAAATATCAAGACAACCGACTATTCACAAGCGTTAGGGCTATCCTATCCTATGTAACAGCTCAACTAGCCAAGCCATCACTAACTCCGAGTAAAGGTGACCAAATCTATTTAAAGGCGGCTAGAGACTTACAACTTGCACTCTACCAACACTCAATCGACGAGAAAGCTGATAGGAAAGTACGTTCGGCTGTACTTAATCTAATTATTCGTAAACGTGGTTATCTTAAACTTCGTTGGTGTCCTAATGCTGGCGTAAATGGGGATGTGGTAACAGATATATGCGACCCAGAAGATATTATTATTAGCCGTAATGCGCGCTACCTAGATAATCCAGATAGAATCCATCACAGAATTAGATGTTCAGTTGATGAACTTATTGCACACTTTCCTAAGAAAGAAGAAGAGATTAAGACAACCTTTGGTATTATTCAAGGTCGTTATAGCCAGATGTCTAGGTTTATAACTTACTTTGAGACATGGTTTACATATATTGAAAAAGGCAAGCCAAAAGAGGGTATTTGTTGGTTTATCCCTGAACAAGGTGTAATTCTAGATAAAGCCCCAAACCCAAACTGGATTTATACAGGTGATGAGACAAAAGATAAGAAAGAAAATCTATTGCCATTTCCACCTAAACCATTTGTTGCGTTCAACTACATCAATATGGGTAAATCATTTATCGATGAGACTTCATTGTTTGAGCAGGCTAAACCCCAACAAGACATAGTTAATAAGCGTGGACGTCAAGTCATGGAAAATGCTGACTATGTCAATGGGCGTTGGGTTGCGCGTAAAGACGCCTTTAATGAAGAAGATGCCCAAAAGCTTATCAACAAAGGCCCTAAGACGGTTGCAATGGTATCGGGCGAGACAGCAGTTGGTGCATTAGTCAACGTGGCTTCACAAGAAATGTCTCAATATGCTGTTAATACAATTTATGATGCTCGTAATGAAATTGATGCAATCATGGGTACACCATCACAGTTTAAGGGTGCTGACCCTACATCTAAACAAACAGCTACGCGCGATTTAATGGTCAAGCAGTCAGCTGGTGCATTACAAGATGACATTGTTTCATCAGTTACAGATGCAATGGAAACTTACTATAAGATTAAACTTCAACTCATGCTCGTAAATTATGATGAAGACCACTGGTTTACCTGTAAGGGTGCAGACGGAAAGTATATCTTTATCCTACTCAAT